GGGGATCGTCAGCCAGGGCATTAGCTACCCTGGTCATGGCCTCCTTGAAGGTCTCGTTGGGGCCTCGGTATTTCATCTTATGGATCTCCTCAGAGATGCTCATTGATGGTCCGAAGTCGTTTCTTATCGTGTTATTCATTGGGTTCTAGTCCTTCAAGTATATTTATTCGGTAGGTGCAATACTGGATGCATTTCTCTAAGTCTGTAATCTCAGACTCGGCCTCAGTTAGGCCGTCATAGGTCTTGGACCCTGCACGAGCGGCATACTTAATGATGTTGCCCCTCCAGAACTCCATACTGTTTTTCATGATGAAATTGATGGGCTGTACGGCCCACTGCGTGTAGTGACGGGGGGATGATACCTTGTTGCCACTCATGCCCACGGCCTTGGGGCTGGCAACTGATTGTGGGTACGCACTAGTAGAGCGTTGGGTGTACCACCTGACGTATCAATAGTCAGTGTCCCATTGTTGATCATGCAGCGAACATATGAGTTGAATCTTTTGGCACATAGCTTCCTGTCATCCCAGCCAAACTTATATAAAAACTTGTCTCTCAGTGTTACCCTGTGCATCGTTTTCTGATTGCCCATCAGGTCTAGAATATCATTGGGTGTACCAGCGTACATATTACCTTTGTTCTTCTGGTTTCTGATCTTATGGCTGACCTCGCGAACTGACTTGAGACCACCAATGCTATTGATGAACTTCTTGTTTTCTGCCTTGCAAATGTGGACATAGTCGGCCCACTGGAGCATTACTGTGTCTTCAGTCATCATCGGATTGGCTCCCATAGTTTGATTGTTGATGTTTCCAAATCCCAGTCGTCGAACCTTAAGATCCTAGCCAGTCTGGCTTGGGTTAGTGCGTACTGGTGGTTAAGATTTTGTTTGGCATACGCCTTCTCGACAGTTGCCCAGACGCAGCTTGGTGCCTCATAGTGTCCCAGGAGCTTCTCTGCAGTCACTGGCCCAACTTTAGGACATCCTGAGTAACCATCCGTTGGGTCACCAGTTAGTGTCTGGGTTAGGAAGTGCCTGTCGGCTTGCTTCTCATTGATTGAATCAAGAGTTCCATCCATAGGTCGATACAGGCTACATGGGATGGTCTTCATATCCTTGTCATCAGACACAATGATCGTCGGTTGGATCCTGGAGGACCCCAGGATGCCCATGACATCATCAGCCTCCAGGAGGGGCTCAGTGTGGCATGTGAACATCTGATTGGCCCACTTGACCATCTCAGCGTATCCCACAGGTTTCCTGGTCTTCTTGCGGCCAGATTTGTAGGTGGGATCTATGGTCTTGCGAAAGTTCTCTCTGTCACTGAAGCAGACGACAAAGTGCTCTGTGTCTAAGGTATCACAGGCGTCAAATATCAGGTTCTCGAAGATCTCTTTGGCTGTCTTGAGATCAGTGCTAAGGGACCATATGTCGTCGCCCCAGTCTATCTCTTCTTCTGCTGCAGCGCACGACCTGTAGAGATACAGATCGCCGTCAATTAGTAGGACCGTCTGGTCTTTTGGCCGCTGCAAGAATGTCTTGAAGTAACTCATCTAAACTCCTTTTTGCCTCCATCCCCAACTCGGTGATCAGCCACTTGTTTGCCCAAGTTTCTGGTCCTACCTCTGTTGTGATGAAGCCTTCGCTGGCACAGATGCCTACGTAAAACGCACCTGCCCTGGCAAAGTTACTTTTGATTGAAAATGGTGACCTCCACGCCCTGTCTAGGGTTACTGTGACGGCCATGATGTTGACCAACTGTTCGTTAGTCTCAGTGTGTGTCAGACCAAGTTCTGCCCACGCTGAATTCGGCAGCAATGGGGATCTTAGTTTTGAAAGCATGGCCTGTTTCTTGCGCCATTCTTCTAGCGATATCACCGACATTTTGGGCTACCTCTTCTGTACGACAGGCGATTTGAACCTCGTCGTGGATCCAGCCCACGATGTAGGCGTCTTTCGGATACTGTCTGTTGATCTCCCCATCGATCAGGTCCACCCACTTTTTGCAGATGATTGCTCCAGAGGACTGGAGTAACTGACTGAGTAGTTTGTGCTCTGATCTGACAAAGAGCTTGCGGCCATCTAGGCCAACCAGGTGGCCCCTCCTAAAGGCCATCTGTAGGTTCTTCTTGAGTTGTGCAAAGGCTGGGATGTTCTTGTTAAATGCTTCCTTTAGGGCATTGCCCTTCTTGGCCCCCCCACCAGCTATCTTGCCTATCAACTGGTTGCCTCCACCGTACATCGTCGCATAGATGAAGGTCTTGGCTTGGTCCCTGGTGTCTAACCCAGCAGCTTTTTGGTTGTGCGTATGGATATCACCTTCCAGGATCTGCCTAGCGTATTCTCCACCGTCATCCAGGTAGTGAGCCAGGCACCTGAGCTCAAGACCACTAAGGTCAGAACCTAAGAGAGACCAACCGTCTGGCACCGTGAACAGGTCGCGGCACTCTTTGCCATACAGGAGCCCAGCCTTTGGCACTTGGGCCAGGTTTGGGCCTCTATGTGCCGCTCGACCACTGACAGTCCCACCACTCACTATAGTGTGCCTGATGCGTCCATCGTCAGGGTCTAAGCGTTTAAGCCAAGCCTGGGGACCTTCAGCTAACTGTCCGATCCTCTTTTGAATCAGAAAGTATTCAGCAAGCTTCTTGGCCTCTGGATACGGAAGTCCACCCAGGACCGTCTCGTCGATCATGGCGTGACCAGTGTTGGTGAACTTCTTGGGTTTCCAGGCGTATTTCTGTGTCAGGCAGAACTCAATGTGACGCCTGGATCCAGGGTTAAACTGGATTTCCTTACGCTTCACAAAGACCTCACCTTTGACATACCCAAGCTTCTTGTTGTTCACTTTAGGTATGAAGTTCTCAGTCGTTTCCCAAGGTGGGAACAACTGGTCCAGGCCACCTCCTAGTTCCTGGCGTTTCTGTGCCAGAGTGGAGTACAGCTTGATGGCCGCTGGCTCATCGAAGGTCCAGCCGTTATTGCCAATGCGGAGGCAAACCTCAGCCAGCCTGTGTTCCAGATCGATTGATTCCTGGCTGAAGCCTTGGGCCATGAAGTGCTTGTAGATGCTGACAGTGACATTGGTATCCTGGACGCAGTAGTCCAGCATCTCTTCAGAGTAGTTTTCCCAGCCACCATCGTAATCCCCCTTGTGGTTGCTCATGCGAATGCCCCAGGCCTTGAGACTGTGGGACCCAGTTAGCTTCCTGGGGAATGCCCCTGGGTTCTTCGCGTGTCTGATGCTGTCCTCTTCTGCTAATGTGGTGCAGATGAGACGTGACAGGACGAGTGTATCCGTGACTTGACCTAAAATGTCGAAGCCAGGGTATACCTTCTGGAGCGCTGGGATATCATAAGCAATGATGTTGTGTCCGATAACTTCCTCGGCGTTCATCAATGTAAACAGCGCGCCAAAAATCTCATCGGGACCGTAGGTTTGTACCTCGTCAGTCTCAACGTGTCTTAAGACAATGCAATGTATGGTGCTTATGGTATCAAGAAGTCCGTTGCTCTCCAGGTCAAAGACCCAGCGTGTCACTTCTTTTTTGGCCTAGCTCTAGGGCGTAGGACTTTGGCATTTCTGTGTGCATGTATCTTAATGCACTGGTCCACCGTGTGGTCGGTCCAAAGGTTGTATTTATGGGCGTATTCTATACATGCATCCCACGTTTGGAACGTGATGATGGCAGCAAACGCCGTGACGGTTTCCATCATAAGGTGCTCTCCTTGATGTTTCTTTAAAATGGTATGTCTGATGTACCCAGGCTGTCGAAATTGCCCGTGCTCTCCCGAAGACGTCCTGTCTCTTGGGAGTACTGAAGCTCACCTGCTGGGCCTACCTCGCCCGTGAATCGGTTCTTGAGAACCACGAGGTCTCTAATGCCAGCCGAAGGATCCTCGGCATTCACTTGAATACCAATGCAACAATCAGCAAGCTGGGCTATCGCGTGGCTCCCACGGAGTTGGCTGAGAGTAACCTTAGCTCCACCCTCGTGACCTGTGTCGCCCTGTGGACGTCTAAGGTGGCTCACGACAATCAGACATATGTTTAGCTCCTGGACGAGGACCCTGAGCCGATTCATGATGTCATCAATCAAGCGCCGCTCGTCGTTCACCTGGCCCGTTAGTCCAGACACAAGGATACTGATGTGGTCCAGGATGATAACCTCGGCACCCAGCGCTTTGTTCATGTAGCGAATGCGGTTGAGGATCACATCGATGTCCGTGGATCCGAAGTGGTCAAACAGGTAGAACTGTCTGTCTTTCACCAGGTCATCAAATGATGCCTCAATGTCCTCCCTTGTGGTGCAGTCTGGGTCCACGGTGATGTTCTTATTCATGTGCAGACCAACGAGGCCCTGGGCGGTCCTCTTGACGCTCTCCTCAAGCATCAACATGCCGATCTGAAAGCCTGACTGGTGGACGTGGTAGGCAATCTCACGCACGAATGTAGACTTACCGACACCACTACCAGCGGCAATGGTTATCAGGGACCCAGCGCGTAGGCCTTTAGTTATATCATTGAGCCGACTATAGGGGTACGTGATGGGGCTCAGGGCCTCCTGTTCACCTATTGTGTCCCTCAGATCTGAAGTACTGATGATGCCATCAGGTCTATACTCACGGGCCTGGAAGATGGCGTCTATAATGGCCCTAGTCTCACCAGCCACCAGGGCCTCTGAGGCGTCCTTGTAGGGGCCTAAGTTGGCAATCCTAGCCATACCTATCGGCAGGGCCTCAGCGCACTCCAGGGCTGCTTCCTGACCTGCTGCGTCCCCGTCAAACATTAAGATAATGCTTTTGAAATTCATCAGGTAATCGTAGTTGTTCATTAGGGCCTGACGGGCTGACTTGGCACCATTCGGGATGCTCACTGTCGGCCACTTGTTGCCCTGCGCCTGGGAAACAGACATAGCGTCAATCTCGCCCTCAGTTATCACTAGCTTATTACCAGTGCTCCACAGGTGCGATCCAAACAGCGTCATGCCCTTGGCGTTCCCAACTATGGAGAAACTCTTGTCACGACCTCGGACCTTCTGGGCGCACCTCTGTCCGTGCTTGTCACGGTAGGTCGCCAGTTGTACAGGCTTACCACCCATGAGGCCAACTGAGTAATCAAACTTACGACATGTCTCCTCGCTCAACTTACGTGAGGACAAATGTGTGTGGGTCCCAGGGATCAGATCCTGGATGACCTTAGATGTCCCTATGACCCTGGTTTGGCCAAACTCTTCCTGGCCGTATGCCGCGCAGCCAAAGCAGTATGTATGCCCATCTGTATAGACAGCGGCATTGTCCTTAGACCCACAGACCTCACAGGCCACATGAGTGACAAAGGCACTCTCCGTTTGTTCCATCATGGGCGACCTCTCAATGCTTTAGGTTTCTTGGGTGTCTTGCGAAGAGAAGTTTTCTTTGGGGTTATAAAGGCGACTTTATCTTGACCAAACTTTTGGCCAAGCTGATGTCCTTTTCGCTTCTTTCCAATGCTATCCATTTTCTGGACTGAAACTGCATTTTTAATACTCATTTTGACCCTCCCGTGGGTTCTGGGTAAAAAGAAAAGGGCGACCCTAAAGCCGCCCTCTCGCTCTCCTTTATGTTGTCAAAAACCCAACCCGTGTTTTTCTTTAGTCGTGTTGGGTTTTCAACTTTAGTATCTGAGCACTGCGCTTTTCCAGGGACCCTCTGTCCCCTTCCGACTTCTGCGCTCCTTCAGTGCAAACTGTGTAGTCTCCACTAAATCGTCTGTCTCAGAGATCTTCTGTAAGAGCTCCTTGATGGCGTGTTGGCGTAAAGCCATCTCAGTTATTTCCTGGGTATGTGCCATCTTGTAATCGATGGTCACTACAGCCCTCATTCGTTTTGACATCGTGCCTCCTTAAGCCACTCCTGTGGCATCAATTTGTTTGCATAGACAAACCCGTGTTTATCGCAGTACATCCCGTAGGTCGTGGGGCTCCCTTTGTAGAGCTTGGCATTCTGGTTACTGAAGATAAATCGGATGTCGATGCTCGGGCGTTGCCGCTTGATCAGCATGTGCTTGGCGCGGTCTTGGACCGTCCACAGGCCTTTTGTTTCGACATAAAAAAAGCCCCCTGGCTTAGGGAGCTTAAAGTCGGGCGTATACTTGGAGTCTCGACTTGGGATCACGTAGTGGACCTTGTCAGTCTCATAGAGGAGCTTAATACCAGCCTCAGTGATCTGCTTAGACACTCGGTCCTCCAGTCCACTACGGAAACCATGCTTAATACCAGTCGCCCTCTTACGGCGACTAGAAGTCGTAATTGTCGTCACCACCTTTGGTGGATGGAGTATCCTCAATGATGTGATCTGGAGTGTTGTCACCTGACACCTCGTAGCCGCCCTCGACATCATCGAAGTCCCCAGGCCCAGCCTCAGATCCACCAGACACTGGATTAATGATCTGTACAGAATTTAGTCGAAGTGAAACGCCATTCGTGGAACCAGTGTACGTGTCGGCCATGCCTGAGATCCTAAGTGTGGATCCTGAGTACATAGCTGGAACTTTATGTGACGGGATGGGGTTACCTTTGGCGTCATAAAACTTAGGCTCAAACTTAGACTGAATCTTAAACATGAACTCACCAGTCTCGTCATCAACCTTAAAGGGTAGGTGAACTTTAGCGTGATCTTTTGGTGCAAAGACCTCCTTCTTCATGGCCTCCAGTTGATCAACCAAAGGCTGGGCCTTATCAGGTGCAACTCTTAGCTCCAACTTATATTTGCCCTCGGCGTCAAACGCAGTGTCTGGCCGACCAGGTTGTAGGTAGGGGTACTGGGCAGAACCTGCTGGGGTGACGAATTTAGCTTTCTGTGGTGTAGTCATTTAGTTTCTCCTTGAAGTTTTCAGTTTTTGCCTCGCCCAGGCACACTTTGACCTTAGCCGCTTTGGCTCGGTCAATCAGGTCCTGGGGTAATGGCTCGTTGTTCAGTCGATGTAGTTTTATGAGCCCCAAGATTCTCTCTCTCGGATGCACGGTGTTTTCTCCTTTTGGTTGGGGTATTTATTCTAAGGGGGTCATACCGCTCTAAACCCAATAAAAAAGGCCCCCGAAAGAGGGGACCTTAAGCCTACTGGGAGGCGTGAGCATTTGCTAGTTTTGGGTGGGCCACTCAGGTGGTCTATACCCGTTGAGCATCCACTCCAGGACGCGCTCGGCTATCGGGTTGACGGGCCTTGTGTCATCGTCAGTCTCCCAGCGCCTAACTGTGCGTGGGTTACTGTTGAGGATATCTGCAAGCTCCCGTTGCGTAAGGCCCAACTTCTGTCGGGCCTCTTTGAATTGTTGCGGTGTCATTTGGTTTCTCCCAAAAGTAAAGGGGCCGTAGCCCCTGTTAGATTAAAATTCAGCGGCTAGGCAGCGCAGTTCCTCTTGGTAGTCATCCCAGCGCATGTGCGCCGCGTTGTGAATGTTTTTTGCGTTAAGCCAATCGGATAAGCGATTAACCTGATTTTCAGTGGCTAAGGCAAATTCAAAGTTTTCGGCTAGGTAATGCTGTTTGATTGTTTCGTATGTCATTTCTAAGTTCCTTGGTAAAAAGTGGGCGTCATTGCCCGTTGTTGTAATGAAGGGGCCGTAGCCCCCTGTTGATTAGCATATGACATCAGTAAGGTGTATTGTACGCAAGCTTGTTGACTGCATTTGGCATGTGAAACTTGAGCTTCTTAGCTTGGCTGGCAAAGTATTTACCGCCAGCAACAATATCAGGCTCATCATCCCAGTGACCTTCGCGGTAGTCAATGTCAGCGCGATTTTCTAAATCTTCGATAAATTGGGCAAGAACGTCTACGTCAACTAATGTAGACTTTTTAACCTTACCAGACAAGAACGATTCAAGAAATTCAATGTAACGACCCTTAAAGTTATTTGGGCCTTCGATGCCGTCTGCGCACTCAATGAAGTTTGATACTTCACTGTAAGTATAATCTGGCTTTCCGCGAAAGCTGATGCCGAAAGGAATTTGAACTGGTGCGAATGTTGTTAAGTTAGTCATGTATCGATGAAAGCTGATGCCGAAAGGAATGTTAGTCATGTTGGCCTCCTAGCCGTTGTGGGCGTCATTGCCCCTCCCTCTATACATGGGGGGCCGTTGGCCCTATTTCAACCCCCCATAGCATCTTTTTTTAAGAAAAACAGTATTCGCTCT